GGAATTTGGGTTGGAAGCTATTTAAAACAAGTTCCTCCTTATTTTGCCACTAAAAAAAAAGCAGAAGAATTTTTACAGGAACTTAGTAAATGACCCAAGCAGATTTAGATTACATGATGCGTATGCTTTCTGATCGAAAAAAGCATATTGATAAAACACATTTTATTACTCTTTCTATGGGAAGAGAGTTGGAATCTATAAACCGATGTCTTAAATTTTTGGACAGACAGCAAGAAGATATTTAATGAAAATTCTTATAGCCTGTGAATACTCAGGACAGATCAGAGACAGTTTTGCTCGGTTCGGGCATGACGTAATCAGTTGTGATCTGCTACCAACAGAATCTGAGGGCAATCATTATCAGGGAGATGTAAGAGATATTATCAATGATGGTTTTGATTTGATGGTGGCTCATCCCAGCTGTCAGCATTTGGCGGTCAGTGGTAGCCGCCATTTTTGGCGAAAGCAAAAAGAACAGAAAGAGGCACTTGATTTTGTTCGTATGCTTATGGATTGCAATATACCGAGATGGGCCATTGAAAATCCTATCAGTGTTATAAGTTCTGCCATAAGACCTCCAGATCAGATAATTCAACCTTGGGAATTTGGTGACAGCTTTCAAAAGACCACCTGTTTATGGCTTAAGAACTTACCAAAACTGAAACCGACCAAGATTGTCGATAAGGGTGAATTTTATATTTCTCCTAGCGGTAAGAAACTCCCTGCATGGTATGCAAAAATGGGGAGTGGTAAGGGAAAGGAGAAGTAAAAGCTTCCCTGGAATTTGTGATGCCATCGGCAGGCAATGGGGAGATGAAACAAATCTCCCGACACCTGTTGAGCAACTCAATCTTTTTAAGGTTGACAACTGTTGACCATTAGTTATTATTAGAAAGCCCCTGAAACCCAACCCCATGAAACATTTATTTCTTTACATCTGTATTTTTGGCATTGGATATTTTGCACTTACAGATTCATTACTTCAATCTACCAAAATAGATTGCTTTACATATAATGTCGAGGCTGCCTGCCAGGAGTTAGCCAAACGATGAACTATACAGAAATTGATGGTGTTATCAATGACAAAGTTCAATGGATCTTACGAGATATTGAAGCTTTTTCCTTTTTTGATAAACAATTAGGTCGAGAGATTTTTGATTTATTTATTTCCTTTTTTGATAAAAAAATATTTGAATCTTATCATGTTCAAGAATCTATTGTTGGCAAAGATGGACAACCAGAACTTAAAGATCTTTATTCTCATAAACAAATTGCCTTATTCTTTGAATTTAGAACAGCTTTGTACAGAGTTCAACAACAGCTTGAAAGTGAATTAGAACCTCCTTATGCTCAACCTGAAAAAAAACAAGAGATGCTCACTGGTGATGATCTTCTTGCAAAAGTCAGAGAACTTGGCAATGTAAAAAAATCAGAACTTACTCGTGCTTGTGGATATATTTCTACTCAAAAAAATGGTAAGGAACGATTAAATTACACTGCATTTTATGAAGCAATAATAGAAGCAAAAAACAATGACAGAAAAAACAAAAGATGGAGCAATCCAGAAGACACCTCTAAATATCTAAATATTTCTAAAAAGACTTTATACAAATTAAGATCCAAAGGTTTTTTAACTGAAGGTAAATGTTGGACTAGAAAAACTCCAAGCCCCAATTCACACGTTATATACGATATAGAAGCTTGTGATAAAGCCTTAAGTAAAGTTCAGGAGAAAAACGATGATGAGTGAATATGATCTTGGTCTGCGCTTCCATAAACAACCGAGGAAGAAGCGACCAACCCCTGAACGCTCCGACCTCGGCAACCCAATTTTAACCATGACCGATAAAGAAATCTTTAATACATTTGCATCTGTAATTGATTCTCCAGAAGCATCACCTTTTCTCAAACGCTTGGCACAGGCTGGCCTTGTTGCAATGCCACAGGATAAAGCACTTATTTTAAAAACATGGCCTCGAATAATGATGCAATACGGCCCTCATACTAAGAGGTACAATGCAACTTAATTTAGACTTGCCAAAGTATAAATGGAAAGAGATTCTTAAATACCTTACACCTCATAGAGAAGAGTCTGAATACGTTGCGATGCTTTGTACTGCTATAGAAATGACTAAAGAAGGTATGACATTAAATCAAAAGATTTACACATTTTTAGTAAGTAACAATTTGCCACCTCATTATCTTCCTACTAGAGCAGCCATTGCAAAATGCAAAGGTGGGCCTGGTTTGTTGAAAATAATATATGTAAAGCTTGAACTATCTTTATCAGATGTCAGAAATGAATATGCAAAATATATAGCTAGTAATTACAAGTTAACACCTTTGGAGAATAAATTATGACAACAGGATCAACTCAAATTTCAAACGAAAAATACCATGCTGATGATGCGATCTCAGCATCAATGCAAAAAGTAATGGTATCTCATGGGCCTAAAGCCTACTGGAACTCTTTTTTAAATCCCGAAAGGCCAGAACATAAACCGACAAGTGCAATGCTTCTTGGAACATTGACCCATTGTGCCGTTCTTGAACCCGATGAACTGACAAAAAGATTTGTTGCAGTATCATCAAGGACTACCAAAAAAGGTAAGGAAGAGGCAAAGGAAGCTGAAGAAAAGGGCATGACTGCTGTTACTGAATCTGATATGGCAAATGCCATTAAGATGAGAGATGCGGTCTTTGCAGAACCCCATGCCAAGAAGTTATTAAGTTTTGGTATTGCAGAAAAATCATACTGGTGGGATGACAAGGCTACTGGTTTGACTTGTAAGTGCAGACCTGATTGGTTGAACAAAGAAACTATTGTAGATTTAAAAACCAGTAGAACAGGAGCAAACCCTAGAGATTTTGCAAAGGCTGTTGCCAATTTTTCGTACCATCTACAAAATGCTCACTATCTCAATGGGA